AGACATGGAACACATGACACTCTCAGAATTGATGGAATGGCGTGAACACGCACGCAAGCGCAGCCAGCCGGAGGAATAATGTCGAAAAGCCTGGATTTGCAGGTCATCCTGGCCGCCAAAGACCGGGTAACCGGCCCGCTCAAGAAAATCAACGCCACAACCGGCGCTACAGCCCGGGCGCTTAAACAGGCCCAGGCTGAAACCCGCAAGCTGCAAAACACCCAGCGCGACATTTCCTCATACCGCAAAGCCGACAAGGCGCTGAAATCCAATTCAGCGGCGCTTTCCGCATCCCAGCAGCGCGTGCGCCAGCTAGGCGATGAGCTAAAAGCCACTGCAAAACCCACTGCCAAACTGCGAGCCGAATACAACAAGGCACGCAAAGAAGTGGAGAATTTCAACGACAAAGGCCAAAAGCAGCGAAAAGAACTGGGCTCTGTACGCAAGCGGCTCAAGGATGCAGGCATCAGTACGCGCAACCTGGCCGATGAAGAGCGCAAGCTGGCTGAACGCATGAAAGTGGCGAACAGTCGCATGCAGCGCCAGAAGCGCTACCTGGAACAGCTAGGCAAAGCCGACGTAAGCGGCAAGTTCAAGAACATGACCAGTGAGGTGGGTAAGTTCAGTAAGCGGGCCTTAGTGGCGACAGGCGGTGTGGCAGCAGGCATATTCGGCCTTGCCAATTCCACCGCAACACTTGGTGACGAAGTGGCGAAGACCGGCGACAAAATCGGCATCGGCCTTGGCCCATTGCAGGAACTGCGCTACGCGGCTGAACGCTCTGGCGTATCCACGCAGAAGTTCGATTCCAGCCTAGAGCGCTTTGTGAAGCGCATGGGCGAAGCCACCAGCGGCACCGGTGCTGCAAAGAAAGCCTACGATGAACTGGGCTTATCTGCCGAAGACCTCGCAAAGATGACGCCGGAAGACAGTCTGGCCGTGGTCGCCGATCGCCTTGGCAGCGTCGAAAACCAGTCCCAGAAGGTCGCACTCGCCGCACAGTTGTTTGGCCGTGAAGGCGTGGGCATGATCAACATGCTAAAGGATGGAAGTGCAGGCCTGAAGGAACTGCGCAAAGACGCCTTAGCCACCGGCTACGTGCTCAGCGAGAAGGCCGCACGTGATGCGGAAACCTTCAAGGATGCAATGCTCGACGCCCAGCTGGGCATGACCGGCATGAAGAACACCATCGGCGCCGAGCTGATGCCGGCGGTGACCGAACTGATGGGTGACTTGTCCGGCTGGATGCGTGAGAACAAAGACCAGGTGAAAGCCTTCGCCGCCACCTTTGGCGAGAAAATGAAATCAGCCCTGCCTGTCATCCGCGATCTTGCTGTTGGCGTTGCCAGTACGGCTAAGAATGTCGCGTGGCTGGCTAGTAAGGCAGCTGGATTAGTAGGCGGCGTTGAAAACCTGAGCATGGTCTTGGCGTTTCTGTTCGCGCTCAAGCCAGCATTGGCAATACTCGCGTTCGGCAAAGCACTGTTTGCGGCCGGTACCGCGTTGGTTGGCCTTGCCGGTGGCTTGCCCGCGATAGCGGCTGGCGTAAAAGCCATTGGCCTGGCGCTCACAGCAAACCCGATCGGCATCGCCATTGCTGCAATTGCAGGCGCCGGTTACCTGATTTACAAAAACTGGGGCAGCATTGCCAGTTTCTTTAAAGGGCTTTGGGCCCAGGTAAAAGCCGCCTTCAGCGGCGGCATCGCCGGCGTGGGTAAACTCATCTTAAACTGGTCACCTCTAGGCCTGTTCTACAAAGCCTTCAGCGGTGTCATGGGCTGGCTGGGTGTCGAACTGCCATCCAACCTGACCGCCGCCGGCGGCAAGATGATCAGCGGCCTAGTGTCCGGTATCGGTAGCGCCATTGGTGGCCTGGGTAGCATGCTCAGCGGCTTATGGTCTGGCGTCAGTGGCGCCTTCAGCCAAGGCATCTCAACGGTGGGTAGCCTTATTGTGTCGTGGTCGCCTGTTAGCCTTTTCAAGAAAGCCTTTTCCGGAGTAATGATCTGGTTCGGTGTCGATCTGCCCGAGTCTTTCACCGGCTTCGGCAAACAGATCCTAGACGGCCTGGTGGGCGGCATACTCGGTGGCCTAAGCAAGGTGAAAGAAACCATCACCGGCGCCGGCGCCAAAGCGATCGGCTGGTTCAAAGAAACGTTGGGCATCAAATCCCCGTCCCGCGTGTTCATGAGCGCAGGCCACGACACCCTGGAAGGCTACCGCCAGGGCCTGGAACAGAAAGAGCCCGACACACTCAAGCAAGTTACCGGCTTTGGAAAGCGTGTACGCCAGGCCGGTGCGGGCATTGCCATTGGCGCTGCAGCACTGCCAGCCGCCGCCGGCAACGTGGAATTCGACAGCAGGCCGCCCATTTCCCGTGGCGCGCCAACCACACAGCAAGCCGGTGGCGACACCATCACCATCCACGTCAACACAGCACCCGGGCAAAGCGCCCAGGAAATCGCCGGCGAAGTGCAGCGCATACTGGCCGCGCGTGACAGAGCCAAAGCCACCCGCGCCCGCAGCGCACTGTACGACAGGGATTAACCGCTATGATGATGACGCTGGGCATGTTTGTATTTGAAACAAAGTCTCTGCCGTATCAGCAGCTGCAGCGCGCAAGCCAATGGCGCCACGCCAGCCAGTCGCGGGTAGGGCAGCGGCCCGGGTACCAATACCTGGGCCCAGGTGAAGACACCATATCCCTGTCTGGCACATTGCACCCCGAAATAACCGGCGGCCGCGTAACCCTGGACGACGTGCGAATCATGGCAGACGAGGGCAAAGCCTGGCCGCTGATCGAAGGATCGGGCCGGGTTTACGGCTTCTGGGCCATCACCGGCGTGAGCGAAACCAGCTCCGTGTTTTTCAGCGACGGCGTGCCGCGCAAAATCGAATTCAGCATCGAACTGGTTCGGGTAGACGAAGACAACTTCGAACAGTTCCGCAGCCAGGCAGGTACCAGCCGCGACGCCGCCATTGGCCTAGGGCTTTACAACCCACGCCGCAGCGGAGGGTTACTCGCATAATGGAACACCGCGCCCCGTATTACCGCCTGATCGTTAACGGCACCAACATCACCCCGCGGGTAAACGGCCGCCTGATCGACCTGACCCTAGACGAAACCCCAGGCGACGAAGCCGACACCCTCTCAATCACCATCAGCGACCACGACAGCGCCGTAGAGATCCCGCCTAAGGGCGCCGAGATTGAGCTGGCCATAGGCTGGAAGAATCAGCAGCTGGTCGAAAAAGGCCTGTTCATTGTCGACGAAGCCAGCTTCACCGGCCCGCCCGACCAAATCAGCATAACCGCCCGCAGTGCCGACATGCGCAACGGCTTGCCCGCGCGGCGAACACGATCGTGGGACCAGGTAACCCTGGGCGACATAGTGGGTGAAATCGCAGCCAACAACGAACTGGAAGTAGTGGTGGCCAAGCGCCTGGGCGCGATCGCCATCGAGCACCTGGACCAAACCGACGAGTCTGATTTGAACCTGCTGAACCGTCTGGCCGAAAGGCACGACGCCATATCCGCAGTAAAAGCCGGCCGCCTGCTGTTCACACCCAGGGGCGAAGCCAAAACAGCCAGCGGGAACGCCTTGCCACTGTTGGCCATCACCCCGCAAAGCAGTGACCAATACAGCTACCGCGAAGTAGACCGCGAAAAATACACCGGCGTGGTGGCGTTCTGGCAAGACTTAGAAAAGGGCACACAAGTACAGGCACTGGCAGGCAGTGACGGCAGAATAAAGCGCCTGCGCGCAACCTACGCCAACGAACCGGAAGCCCTGGCAGCGGCGAACGCGGAGTTGAACAGGCTTACTCGAGGAGAAGCAGAATTCAGCATCACCCTGGCCGTGGGCCGGCCAGAGATTGGGCCAGAGTGGCAAATGTCAGTGGACGGTCTGAAGCCGCAAGTAAATGGCCGGCAGTGGGTGATTACCAGGGCCAGCCATAGCTTGAGTGATAGTGGATTGATTACAGCCTTAAATGCCGAAACAATCAGTCAATAGAAAGAACCTATTGCTAATGTTCGTGGGGTATCTCGCCCGTCTCCAGCATTGTTATCAGCGCATCGTGCGAAAGGATGAAGCACCCGCGGTCACGGGCTTTTTCCATCTTCGCCGGGCCGGCATTTGGGCCGCAGCAAAGAAACGAAAGGTTTTTGGTAACGTCCTTTTTAACCGCCATCAGGTGTTCGGAAGCCTGGCTTTCAAGCGTTGCCCGAAGGTCTTTGGCAAAACCCGTGAAACAAATCTCTGGGCTTGTATCCGCTTTCGGCGGTGGCGGCGTGTAAGGCTGCCTGACCGTTGCTTCGCCTTCACCCAGGTACCGGTTGATTCTGTCTTTACGAAAGGTGCGGTACTTTCCATCGTGCTGACAAACGCCCCGCAAATATCGCCCCGACTCGTTCCAGTGCTCCACCGTCCAGTCGTTTGTTTCTCCTTTTGAATCCGTATAGTTAAACGAAATTGAGCCCATTGCGGACATCCTTGTTTTTATAACTCCAATGGTCGAAGTCATGCACTAAAAAAACCGCTGACTTAGAGCCTGCCGGGCTCCACCACCACGCTCAAAACCGTCTTTGTTGACGGGTCATAGTCACAGCTGTATGCGTAATTTTCGAAAGCGCCATAGCCATTGGAGAACTGAACGCGGTCGCCGTAGTAGGTAAGGGTGCCCTCATCCTTGTCCAGCCAGCCGCGCCGGCTCAGCTTCAAATCGGGGTATTCATCAGTCCACTTAACCTCATACTTGGCCTGGCGCTCAATCTCTTTTTGGCATCGGTTAGTTGCACCTGACCAATGTTGCTCGCCCCAGCACGCAATATCCTGCCGGCACAGCGCTTGTTCAGCGGCTTCTGTTGTCGCTATTTCCTCTGCCGTAGGGCCGGCTGGCTTTTCAACCACTTCATCTTCGGAAGAACAAGCGGTAAAGCCAATCACTGTAACCAGTGCGATGGCGCCAAGTCCGATCAGCATTTCCTTATTACCGACCCCGGGACTCTTTACGCCGCAATGCGGGCAGGTCTTAGCCTGAGCTGAAACCTCTCTTTTACACTCTTTGCACTTTGTTAAAGCCACAACAAACTCCTTATTCAACAGCTTCCATTAAAAAACCTTACCACTGCGCCAATAGCACTGCCCCACAATCTCCACCTGGCCCATGTTCTCCGGATGGATGATTTCTTCGCGATACATATCGTTATCGCTGGACACCCGAAGCGATCCATCCGTCATCTTCTGCAAGCGCTTTATCCGCAGGCCATCACCAATTCGAATAGCGAAAACGCCATCTGGCTTAGTGCGGGAGCGGTCAATCAACACCATGTCACCATCAGCTAGTGTGCCATCCATAGAGTCGCCGGCCACGAGAATGCCGACCAGGGTGCTTTTAGACAAGCCCTCGCGGGTAAGCCAGTCGTTGCGAAACTTCAGGCGGCTGCTTATCCGTTCGTGATCGAAAAAGGAGCCGTGGCCGGCGCTGACTTCTATGTCGTAAAGCGGAATTTCTGAATACTCGTTATCCATGCCCGGCGGTATTTCTGTTGCGCCCTCGGCTGTCTCTCCAAAAATCAGCCAATCCATACTTCTGGACGTTTTCATGCAGAACCCAACGCAGTACTCGATCGGGATAGATCCCCGATTTTTCCAGTTATAAACCGCCTGTTTAGATGCGCCGACGAATTCACCAACCTGACCATCGTTTTTGGCGCCGATCGCTTCTCTCATTCTGTGAATCATTAATTCATTATTTAAAAGTTTGTCACCCATATTGAATACCAATAGCAAAATACAATAACCAAATTGTTTACAGGCTTGTGGATTGGGGTCTATCATTCTGTGTAACGAAATAACACACAGAGGATACACCATGCGCCAAACCAATAAACCCATCCGCAATCGCGCTCCCGATGGTGTTGTTGTTGAAAAGCCGGTTGGCCTTCGCCTCCTT